CGAGGTGGAGCTTCATGAATTCGCTGGCGAGGACGGAAAATTCTTCGATCTGTCCGGGCCTGCCTGCATCTGCTTTACCGGCGCGGAACTGGCCAAGGTCGAGCTGAGCGACAATGCTGAGCGCGGCGATATGATCCACCTCATCGGCACCGCGCGGCTGGAAAGCCGCTCCGACAACGAATTCGGCGGAAAATCGGCGTGTCTCCAGGTGCTCGAATTAAGTTACGAGGATGAATCGGCTGAGTCGCGTGCGGGGTGAGCCATGGGCACAACCCTGGTCGCCGTTGTCAATACCGCGCTGCAGCAAATAGCGGCTCAAACCCAGATCACATCCCTGACGGACGGTTCGCCCGCGGCCAATGCCGCCAATACCGTTTACGCGCCGACGGTGCAACTCATGCTGCGCGAATTGGATCCCGACTTTGCCCGGTTCACTGCGGCGCTCGTGCTTTCCGGTGCCGCAACGCCGCTGCCGCCTTGGGCCTACGAATATCTCTATCCCGCGGACTGCCTCCGGCTGCGCCAGGTTCAACCGCCGGCCGCTTCCTATGACATCAATGACCCGCAGCCGATTCGCGCCAATGTCGGCTTTGATGTTATCTCCGGCACCAATACGAAAGTGATCCTGACGAACCAGCTCGCCGCGCTGGCCACCTATACGACCTCGGAAGTCACCGAGGCACAATGGGATGCGGTTTTTGCCGATGCCGTGGCGCGGCGCCTGGCCAACCCGTTGGCCATGGCCCTTGCCGGGCGGCCGGACTTTGCCAAGGAAATCCTTGATACCTCGGCCCGGGTGGCGCAAACCGCCGAGATGGTCGATGACGGCGCGTTCAGGAGAATGTGATGGGACTCCAGGCCGCCGACATCGTGAACCAGGGCCTGCGCGCCGGGGGCGTCCCGCTGCGCATCGGCGATCTCTACGAAGGAAGCGAACAGGCCAAGACCGCGCTTGAAATCTATGGCGAGGCCCGCGATGCGCTGCTGCGGGTCACGGACTGGTCGTTCCAGCGCACCGTGGCGGCGTTGACACTCCTGAAAGGTCCGCCGCCGAACGGGGGCTATCTGCCGCCGATCACGCCATGGACAAATATCTATCCGTTGCCGGGCTTTCTCTATGAATATGCCTACCCCGGCGACGCGGTCGATATCTGGGCCGTGATCCAGCAACCCAGCCAAATGCCGGACAGCGATCCGCTCCCCGGCCTGTTCCGGGTCGATAACGATCCCACGCCCGTTGTCAGCGGGATGCCGCCCGCCGCCTCCGGGCCGCCGGCCAAGGTCGTGCTGACGAATATCACCAATGCCCTGGCAGTCTATCCGCGCCGCGTCACCGATCCGGCGCAATGGCACCCCGGCTTTGTCGCTGCGCTGGTCTCCGATCTCGGTAAGAAATTCGCCAAAGCCTTCGGTGCGGACGCGAACGAAGTCAAGGAAGATGCCGCCGAAGCCGTCGCGACCGGCGGCGCCATGGCGAATGTGAGGGGCTGATGGCAGAGGATTCTACACTGGTAGTCCCAAGCGGCCGCGCCTGCACAGTATGTAAGATATGGAAGCCAATTCAGCACTTTTGGATTTCGAAGCGTGACGGCGTTCTTGGTCGGTGCAAGGAGTGCACGAAGTCCTATCAACGGGAATATGACCGGAAAAATAAGGAAAAGATAAACGCGCGCCAGAAAGCGCGAGTCTCCAAGGCGTGGGTGGCCCGGGGGGCAAAACCAAAAATGCCCACGGTCGAAACACCAGAAGGGCGCCTTTGCTCAAAGTGCGGCGAGCGTAAACCCCGGTCAGAATTCACGCCGCATTCTGGGTGTGCCGGTGGTTTATCTCGAAGGTGCAAGACGTGTGCTCAAAAACAGCATGCGGAGTGGCGAGAAAAAAACGCAGAGCACGTCAGGAAGAAGGGGAGGGAAACTCGCGAAAATATCTATTGGAGAGATCCGCAGGCTGCGCGGTTGCGCGAAAAGAGACTTCGTTTCAATCTTACGGCGGAACAGCTAAGCGAGATGATGGTAGCGCAAGGCGCGCGGTGCCTTGTCTGCAAGAACGAATTTGTGAACTCCTTCTCCAATAACGCAAAACCGTGCATTGATCATTGCCATAAGTCGAAAAAAATACGCGGAATCCTGTGCAACGCTTGCAATACAGCTCTCGGAATGCTCAAGGACAATCCTGATATTGCCGACGCTGCCGCAGCCTATCTGCGAAAGCATGCGCCATGACAGACGCACCGATATTTTATCTCACCCCACCAAGCGCTATTGTGAACCAGGCGCTGGACAGGCTCGGCGAGAGCGGCAAGATCATCGGTGACGTCACCGATGGCTCGCCGGTGGCGGAAGTCGCGCGCCGGAATTATGGACAGGCGCTGCGCCAATTGCTCCGCGCCGCGCATTGGGATTGGGCGCGCAAGAACGCCAAGCTGACCTTGCTCGCAGACGCCACGGGCAATTCCGCGCCGCCGATCAGCCCTATCGTGGAATGTCCTTGGACCTATGCCTATGCGTGGCCGATAGATGCGGTGCAGGGTCGTTGGATGCCCTGGAACCCCAGCAATGCGCAGCCTGTCTCCGCCACCGGCATTCCGCTGACCACCGGGACTTCAGCACTGACGCAGTACCCACTGACGCCGGGGCGCTTCCTCGTCGCATCCAGTGATCAATATCCAATCGAAATTGGTTCGGTGCCATGGACGCAGCTACCGGACCTCCAGCGGACAGAAGGCGTCGGCCCCATCAATCGCAAAATCATCCTCACGGATTGTTGTCAGGCACACTTTGTCTATACGCGGCTTGGGACCGTGATCGAGGAATGGGACGCCATGTTCCGCGAGGCGCTGGTCTCGATGATGGCCATGGTGCTGGCGCCGACAGCGATCACGGACAAAAAACTGATGATCGCCGAGCGCGACAAGCAAGCGGTGATCGCACGCAACGCGATTGCCGATGCGCGTGTCGCGAATGGAAATGAATCGGGATGGCCCCAGGGCGTTGACCATATTCCGATTTGGCTCACGGCCAGATCGCAGGGCTACTGGTCCAATCTTGGCGGCGGCTTCGGCGGCGACGCCTATTCCGGCTATGTCTATTATCCGTGGGACGCCGCCCTTTCCTGGTGCGGGAGCGTGTTCTAGGCGATGGTGGTTTCTCTGATCCAGGGCTCATTTGCGGCTGGGGAGATCAGCCCGGAGCTTTATGGACAGGTCGATCTGCAGAAGATGCACGTCGCCGCGACGACGTTGCGCAACATGCTGGTCAACTATCGCGGGGGCGCCCTTTCACGCGGCGGCCTGGCTTACGTCGGGCGGTGCAAGCAGAGCGTGACAGGCTCCGGACCGCCGCGGCCGATTCCGTTCCAGTTCTCGATCACCCAAGGCTACATCCTGGAGTTCGGCGACAATTATGTCCGCTTCGTTTACATGGGCGGCTATGTCCTGGAAAATCCGGTAACGATCACCGGAGTCAGCAACTCTGATCCGTGCCAGATCGACGTTGCCGGGACGCCATTTGCCAATAACGACTGGGTCTACATTTCCGGCGTCAATGGAACGACGCAGCTCAACGGAAATACCTACATTGTTTCCGGAGCAGCAAGCGGTCATTTTTTGTTGGAGGACCTTAACGGTAATCCGGTCGATGCCACTGGCTTCGGCGTTTACACGAGCGGAGGCACTGCGGCGCGCATTTATACCGTCAGCACGCCTTATGCGGCGGTTGATCTGCCCTACTTGAAATTCTCGCAATCCGCCGATGTCATGACGCTGACCTGCTCCAATCCGGTCACCGGCACGGAGTATCCCCCGTACAACCTGACCAGGAATTCGGCTGCCTCCTGGACCCTGGCGGCAATTACCTTCGGGGCCGCCATCAGCCCTCCGGCGAGCACAAGCGCCATCGCGCAGTCCTCGTCCAGCACCGTCGTCAATTACGAATATGTCGTGACGGCTGTTAATGCGGTGACCGGCGAGGAAAGCATCGCCAGCACGCCGGCCGGCGTGCTGAACAACGATATCTCGGTCAACCTCGGCACCAATACCGTGAGCTGGTCCCAGGTTACCGGCGCCGGCAGCTATAACATCTATTCCGCGGTGCCCTCTTACAATGTGCCAGTCCCTGTCGGCGTCATTCACGGTTATGTCGGCAATTCCACCGGGCTTTCCTTCACCGACACCAATATCACGCCGGATTACACCCAGGTGCCGCCTGTGCATCAAAATCCGTTCGCGCAAGGCGCCATTCTCGGCAGCACCGCTATCGTCGGGGGCTCCAATTATTCGCAGCAGACCATCGGGCTGACCATCAGCACCGGCACCGGCAGCGGCTTCGTCGGGCAGGCGCTCGTCGTCAACGGTGCCTTTGCCGGCATCTTCGTCCAGAATGGCGGCCAGGATTATCTGCCGACGGACACCTTCAGCGTCACCGACAGCGGCGGTGGCCTCGCGACCGGCGACATCCTATTTTCCGCCAATCCGGCGGCCAGTTCCAATGTCACATTCAACGGCCAAGTGATCACCTTCAAGGCGGTGCCGGTAAATCCTGGCGATGTCCATCTCGAAAATACCCTGGCGCTGACACTCCAAACACTTGCCGATTATCTGGAATCCCAGTCGGCCAATCTGAGCCTTGCCTGCGCGGATTACACCGTCGATGCGACCCACATCTATGTGACCTATAAAACGCCGGGCGCTGTGGGCAATGCGTACACGCTAAGCGCTGGCGGCAGTTCCAACGGGACACCATCCGGCGCCACACTGAGCGGCGGCGGCACCATGGGCAGCGGCGCCAGCGGCACTCTGGTGGTCGGCCCGGCCAGCGGGACTTATCCCGGGGTCTGCGCTTATTTCCAGCAACGGCTGTTCTTCGCCGATTCGTTCAATAATCCCGACACGTTCTGGACCTCGAAGACCGGTGCTTACTTCAACATGGACTCCAGCATCCCGACCAGCGCCACGGACGCGATCACGGCCACGCCATGGACCGAGCAAGTCAATGGCGTCCAATGGCTGGTCCCGATGCCGGGCGGCCTGATCACCATGACGGGCAACCGGGCATGGCAGATCGTCGGCGAGGGTTCTTATAACCTGAACTCCCAGCCGATCACGCCCAGCACCACGCAGGCGCAGCCCCAGGCGTTCAACGGCTGTTCCGCGACCATTCCGCCGATTCCAGTCGATTATGATGTCCTTTATTGCGAGGCCGTCGGCAACACCACCGTCCGCGATCTCTCCTGGACCGCATGGACCAATATCTACACCGGGGCGGACCTTACCATCCTGGCCACGCATCTCTTCCTTTATCAGCAGATCGTGCAATGGACTTGGGCGCGCAAGCCTTACAAGGCCGTGTGGGCCTGCCGTGACGACGGCACTCTGATCTCGCTGACCTACCTGAAGGAGCAGGAGGTTTTCGGCTGGGCGCGCCACGACACCCAGGGGCTGGTGGTGGGAATTGCCTCCGTCACCGAGCCGCCGGTGAACGCCGTTTATTGCGTGGTGCAGCGGTTTCCACCATACGCGCCGGCCGGAATTTACGTCATGGAGCGGATGGACAACCGCATCTGGCAGTCCGTCGAGGATTCCTATGCCGTCGATTCCGGCGTCTCCAATCCGATGTCAAACCCTTCGGCCACGCTTCTTGCCAATTCGGCCTCTGGTGCGGTCACGTTCACGGCTTCTGCGGCCGTATTCAGTGCGGGCACCGTCGGGCAGATTCTGCGCATGGGTGGCGGGATCGCCTCTATCACAGGTCACACCGACACCAAGCATGTCACCGGTGCATGGGTGCTGGGGCCGTCGCTGGCATCTCCTGGAGTGCCGTTTGCACCATCGGGTAGCTGGACCTTGGCAACGCCCGTAAATTCCCTGAATGCACCGCATCTGGCCGGGATGCAGGTTGTCGGGCTCGCTGATGGCATTCCGTTTGGTCCCGTCGCCGTTGGCCCCACTGGCACCATCGCGCTGCCGTTCGAAGCCAGCAACGTCAAAGCCGGACTGCCGTTCACGCCGCAGATCCAATCGCCCTATCTTAATGGAGGCGAGCCGACCGTCCAGGGCCGGCGCAAAGCTATCCCAGCGGTGACGGTGCGGCTGGCGGCCAGCGGGCCGTTCCAGGTGGGCGTCAACCAGCCGGACGGCCAAGCGCTGTCGCCGCCGCAGGTCGCGCCAGCCTGGACGAATATGGCGCCGTCGCAGGAGCAGCAGCAGGGCGCCACCACCTATCAGTCTCCGGCGGGACAGACCGTCACCCAACTCTGGACCGGGGATATCCGGCAGATCGTTGACGATTCGTGGGCCAAACCAGGCCAAGTCGCGGTGCAGCAGACGCTGCCTCAAGCACTTGAAGTTTTGGCGGTTATCCCGGAAATTCTGGAAGGCGATACCCCGGAAGAAACCTACCGGCAGCAACCACCATCGTCCGGCGGCCAGCAGCAGGAGCCACGAACCCCGGGGCGCTGGATGTTGAGAAGGAGCGGCGGCTTATGAAGGATTATCGCATTGTGCCCGCATCGATCCGTCACGTCCGCCCGATGAGCCAATCAATGCGGGCCGCTGCGATGCTGGCGCTTGAGGCATTTGGCCAGGACGGTCGGCGCGCCCTCCATCGGGCATTTCTGGCATCGACTTATTGCCGGACCGCAATCATCGATGGCAAACCGGTGGCGATGTGGGGAATTGCCGGGACGCTCCTGAACGATGTCGCCTATGTCTGGCTGGTGATCTCGCGGGATATTGCGTCGATGCCGCTCTCCATCGTGCGCGCGGCGCGTACCGAATTGGCCTCGATCATGGCTGATTTTCGTGAAATCCAAACCACCGTATTGCCGGAAGATGAAGCCGCGGTGCGCTTCGCGGTTTATCTCGGCTTTGGAAGCGGCGAAGAGGAGACCGGCAAATCACACCGGCAGGCGCAGCATGAAATTCTTCGAAACGAACGCTACCGCGTGCCCGTCGGCGATCACTATGTTATCAGGCTTGGCTACCATCCGGAGACACGGCATTGAGCAGCGGCGGTATCCCGTTCATCGGTCCAATACTGTCGGCCTTCGGGTCCATCAAAGGCGGCTATGCGTCCTCCAACCAGGCCAAGTATCAGGCCCAGGTGGCATCGAACAACGCCCTCATTCAACGGCGCAATGCCCAGATGGCGGGCGCAGCCACTGCGGCCAATGAGGAACGTGCTGCGCTAGAAGCCCGCGCAAAATCTGGCACTGTTCGCGCCGGGCTTGCCGCGAACAATCTCGATGTCAACAGTGGTTCACCGGAAGCGGTGCAAACCAGCCAGCGCGAACTTGGCAATCTTGATGTTGGAAATGTCCAACGCCAGGGTGCGCTGGAGGCCTATGGGTATCAGGTCCAGGCTACAAGTGAGGATGCCCAAGCCGCGTTGCTCCGCAAGCAGGCATCCTCTGATGTCACTGCGGGCTATATCAACGCAGGGGTAGAGATCGCGGGAAGTCCCGCGACGGCCAATTTGCTCGGTGATCCATTTTCCTCTTCCGCATCGAGCGGCAGCGGTGCCCAGACGTTCGAGCCGGGAGCCACCGGAGCGCCGGCGTCCCTGATGAGCGGCTCGCCGACGGTGCCAGACGAATATCAGTGGATGCAGGAAAGCGGCGGGCTCTACTGAGATGGCAGCCGTTCCGTACACCGGAGTCCCAACAGAAGAGGCCAGGGTTCAGGCGCCGGATGATCTCGAGCACATAGAAGCCGCGCCGGGAGATTTTGGCGCGCAGGTCGGCGAGGCCGGAAAGAATCTCGGCCACGCCGTGATCGACACCACGAAATTCTATGGCACCGTCGCCGCCGATAATGGCAGCAACAACACGTTGGAGCAGGTTACCAATATCCTGCACGGCGATCCTAACCATCAGATCATGCAACCCGATGGCACCATGGCCCCGGACACCGGCTTCTTTGGGAAACGTGGTGCCGATGCGATGTCTGCCGCGCCGGAGGTCCAGCACCAGATTGATGACATCATCCGCGAAAACCGGGAGAACTTGCAGACCCCGGAGGCCCGGCTGCAATATGATGTCGATACCCGCCGCTATCGGGCACAATGGCTCAACGAAATCGGCACCCATACCGATCAGGAGCAAAAAACATGGGCGACCGATACCAACACCACACGCGCCAATCTGGCATTGAATAGCATCGCGCGGCGCCCTTCCGATCCCACTTCCGTCGCGATGGCTCAGCAGCAGGTGCGCAAATCATATGTTCGCAACGCCCAGCTCGCCGGCCAGGATACCGAAGGTGCCATGCTTAAGGCGGATCAGGATGTCGCGCTGGCGCGGATTCGAAGTCTCATCGTCAGTGATCCCGCCGCAGCGCAGGGTGTCTTCGACAAAAGCGGTGATGTCCTGGGATCGCGGCCGGATTACGATACGATATCGCGATCCGTCAAAGAGGCCGTGATCAATCACCAACTGGTCCCAGCGATAAATTCTGCGGTGACGCAGGCGAAAGCCGATGCCACGCTGATGGTGGGAACACCCGGGCAGCCGCAAGCTGGCGCCGCGCTCACCGAAACCGATGCCGCCAATGCGGTTCGCAGCGCGTTTCCGGGTGCCGCTATTACATCGCAGCAGCGCACCCCGGAACACAATGCCGAAGTCGGTGGCGTTCCGAACTCCCAGCACATACCGGGCCAGGCGATTGATTTTGTGCTGCCGAAGGGAACCACGTTTGCGCAGGTCAAGGCGACGATGGCGGCCCACGGGCTGCCGACGACGGAATTGATCAATGAAGGTGATCATGTCCATTGGGCTTGGGGTGCGAAAGGTGGCGGCCGTTATCCTTCGACGGTCGATGCATTGCGCGGCACCATGGACGAGACTTTGACCAGGGCGCAAAGCGATGCGGTCAGGATGTTCCCGAATTATCCCGATGCGCAGGAGCGCTATGTCGAAGGTGTCCGCCGCGGCCTGGATCAGACCATCCAGCAGCAAGAGCAGCAGGTCACCATCGATACCCATGTGGTGCAGCAGGCGCTTGCCGGTGACCGCCCCCCGATCAGCGAAGATCAGCTGAAATCGGTCAGTCCGGAAGTCGCGGCGGCCTGGAGCAATGTGCAGCTCAACAATCCCTATGCCGCGATGCACGTCGAAAACATCTTCGATGCCAATGCCCGTGGCAGGGCTAACAACCTGGGAACGCAATTCACCGGCATGATGAACCGCGTGCTGGCGCCCGCAGGCGATCCTGATCAAGTGAAATCGGTGGATCAGCTCTGGCAATATGTGACGCCGGGCGAAGACGGGCCGCTGACGAACACCGGGCTCGCGCGGCTAAGCGATCTGCTGGCGACGCGGGGCACCCCGCAGGGCGACGCCGATGCGGCGCAGTTGAAATCCTTCTTTGACCAGGCCCATAAGACACTCTCGGCTCAGGTGCCGGAACTTGGATATTACGATCCGAAAGGCGAAGCGTTGTTCCAGAAATTCCTGCTTCAGGCACTTCCCGCCATCCAAGCCGAACGCAGCGCCGGAAAATCGCTGTCGCAGATACTCGCGCCGAAAGGTGATCTCTACAATTCCATCTATACATTCAAGCGGCCACTCGGCGAGGACATAAAAGACCGCATCCTAGATACGAACCGCGTCAATCTCGGTGCCATCACGGCAGACCAGAACAAAGCCGTTCTTGATCCGGCAAAGGCGCAGTCGGTTGACCGCGCGATTCAACAGAAGCAGTTTACCGCCGATCAGGGTGCAAAACTGAAGGCATTGATGTTGGATGTGCAAATGAAGCGGCTGACGCCGGCACAAGCAAAAGAGCAGGCAATAAAAGCCGGAATATTTGCGCCTGATGTTCCGCTGCCGGGGGGCTGATGTCGAACCCTGGCGATACAAAGCCTCTGACCGCTGATGACGCCTTCGGGCCTAGCTCCAACGCGCTGACCGCTGACCAGGCCTTTGCACCGGATCAGAAAACCTTGAGCGGCGATTTTTGGGATGGCCTTTTCAGCTACGGTATGGAAGGCCATGTGCTCAACGCGTTTGGACAAGGCTTTGCCGATAACTGGGGCGCGTCGGCGAGAGCCGGCGAGGAAGAAAAAGAGGCAGCCTACAAATCCTCTGGCGTGTTCAGTGACATCAATGAGAAAAACGGCGCCCTCTCGAAGGTTTTCAACGAAGCGTTCATGCGGCCGGCGGTGTGGGAATTGGTCAATCTCGGCGTCGGAACTAAGGAGTTATTGACGGGCGTTCCCAGTGCGCTTGTCGGTGGCATCGAAAGCGCGCTGCAAGGTGGTGGTAAATATGCCCAGACGACGCCAGTCGGGCGCGCGATCAACGCTGAAGGTCTTGGCCAGACCCTGGCCGAATATGTCGATTACAGCCTGCAACGTGGCGACATTCTGACCCCGAACTATCTGGGCGGGCCATTCCCGCCACATCTCGCTGATGTCCGTGCCGCCCGTGGGCTGGGCGTGATCGGGGAAGGGGATGCGGGATATTTCGGCACCGCACCGGCCAAGGAAGAGACCGAGGCCGCGCGCGCTGCCGCTATCCGCCAGACCGTGCAGGCACAGCAGAAGGCGGCCAAAGAGGCGGAAGTGCCCGCACCGGCGCCAGGGACGCCACCGGAGCGGCCCGCGCCAGCACCCGCACCGGACGTGAACACAATTGCCCGCGAAATCGCGCCAGGAACGTTCCAGCGTTATGATTCGCTCGTCACTCGGCAGCAGAGCTATCGTGACTGGCTCCAGGAATTGGGGTCCGCCCGCACCGAGTTGCCGGAGGCGCGAGCCGCTCAGGCCAAGATCGACGATATATTGGGAAAAGTTAATGGCGTTGAGGAGAGGCTGACCAAGGCCGCCGCAGGAAGGCTGGCCGACGCTCGCGAAGCCTACGATGCCGCCACGACCAAGGATACCGCCTCTATGGCGCTGGTCCGCAGCAAGCTTCTGGAAACGCAGCACGCGCTTTGGGACCTCGCTCCGGAAGTCCGGGATGCGATGGCGGAGGCGCAAAAACGCTTGCCGCCAGAAGCAGTTGCGGAAAATGTTTCACTGGAGCAAAATGTTCCACGTGCTGAAACGCCGCCGACCAGTGAAACCGTCGCCCGTCCGGTGCCGCCGGAACAAACGGCACCGGGGAACGCAGTGCAGCCGGTGTCCGGAGCCGCCGCGCCCGGACCAGCGGTTGTGCCGCAAGTGCCACGCGCTGGATCAGTATCTCCGGCGGCAAAAGAAAAAGGCTCAATCGCCGCCCACGTGAGCGAGCGACTTGTCTCCATCGGGCGCCCCCAGGAAGAGGCCGACGCCGCTGGCGCGCTGGTCCAAGCCCATTACGAAGCCCGCGCTGCCCGCTTTGGGGGCAGCAAGGGCACCGCGCAGGAGATTTACGACCGCGAGGGCCCGGAGATCATTGCCGGGAAGACACGCGCCAAATCGGCCGAGATGGCACAACGGACGCGCGAACTTGACCAGTCGCTTAATGCTGCGAATGACGAGCCGGTCGGGGACGCGCACGCCAAAGCGCTATCAGTCAATCGCAGGTTGGCGGATGAATATCGACAAGAGTTCCCGTCACTCGCGGAAAAATACACTGCGGCCGCCGATTATCTTGAGGCGCATCCTGCATCGCAGTTCGGACTAAGGGATCTGGTGCAATATCAAAAGCTTGCCGAAGAGGCCACCCGTCAGGCTGAGAAGATTATCGGAAATCTCAAGGCTCTGGGCGAGAACGTGCGATCACTTCGCCAAGCTAAGCGCGGGTCTATTTCCCTCAAAGAGGCCCGCAACACCATCCGTCTTTTCAAGGATGCCGATGCCTCGACCTTCATCCACGAAACCGGTCACCAATGGCTGGAAGAGATGATGAAGGATGCCGCCGATGAAGCGGCACCGGAAAATCTGACGCGCGATGCCAAGACGGTGCGCGACTGGCTCGGCGTCAAAGAAGGCGAAGCGATTCCGACAAAGGCACATGAGAAATGGGCCCGAGGTTTTGAGCGTTATATGATGGAAGGTGCCGCGCCGACGCGCGCCCTCGCCGATGTGTTTGCCAAATTCAAGGCCTGGCTGACGCAGATTTACCAGACCGTCAGTCGCTTGCGGTCACCGATCACGCCGGAAATCCGTCAGGTTTTCGACCGGCTTCTAGTCACGCCGGGACATGAACCGGTCATCGCGCCGGAACGCACAGCGCCAGTCTCCATGGCCGATATCCATGAAGCTGAAGCGGAAGCGACACCGCCGCACCAGGCCGACATCGTTGCCGACAACGCGGAACATGAGACGGAGCAACTTGCGGGCATTCATGCCCCGGAGGTCAGAGATGAGCTTGCAGGAAAAGCTGGAGGAGTCCCAGCGGCGGGTGAGGGTGCTGCAGGTCGCGGCGCTGCGCCCGAACCAGTCGCCAGAAAAAATGGAGGCGCTGCGGAGCCTGGAGCGATCGCAGAGGGCGGTGGTGAGGCTGCGACGCCGGGCGCTGGAGCACGCCGCAAACCCGTTATAGAGCGGCCCTTTGTCCGTGTCCCGAAACAACCGCCGCGACTGCTGGATTTCATCAAGCGCCGCGGCGGCATCGCGGACGATAGAGGTGACATCGCCACGATCCTGAGCGGCGACAAGAAAATGATGCGGCGCCTGCTCAATCCTAAGGGCGAAAGCCTGGATGAGATGACGCGGGCGGCGTGGGATGCGGGCTATTTCCCGGAGAGCCAGGGCCAGCGGCCGACCATCGACGAAATGTTGCAGAAAATCGACCGCGATTATCGCGGGGAAGCCCAATATTCCGAGCATAATGCCGAGGATGTCGCCGCATTCAGGGCGGCACTGGATCGCAATGCCGAAGTGGATCGCTTGGCCGGGGAACTGGGGCTTGACACGAAAGACCCCGACTTCTGGTCCAAGGTTTTCGACCACATGTCGGTGGAAGAAATGGCTGTCCGCGAGGGTCAAGCCGCCGAAGCGGCACACGCCGAGTTTGATGAAGCGGAAAGGCGTGCTAAAGAATACCTCGAAAGCCGTGGCGAGGCTTGGGAGCCGGATGAAATCTATGAGCGCGGAGCGCCAAGGAGCCTCGAAGACCTCGAACGGGAACGAGCGCAGGAAATCGCTGCTCGAAACCCAGCATCGGGCCAGGGCGGCGCTGGCAACGGACCTGCCGCAACCGATCAGGGACCGGTTCAAGCGGGCGGCGGACCAAGCGGCGCTGGCGCTGGGCCTGCAGGACGCGCAAGCGGCGAAGCCGAAACCGACCCACAGCAACAGCTCGCCGTCAGCGGAACGCTGATCGACAAGGCCGGAAATATCCGGCTGGAAAATCTCAACACCACAGAAGATGCCCGCGCCATCGTGCGCCAGCTCGCCCGCGACAACATGGATTTCAACAGCGCCCGTTTCGGCGACGCGTCCTATGCGCTGTATCATGAGATCAAGGCCAGCGGCGAGCTCTTGGTGGAGACCTCGCAGAAAGCGGCAGATGCGTATCAGGCTTGGTCCGACGCCGGGTTCGATGAACAAGGCGCCGTGGCCTATGCGCAGGCTTCCCAGCAGGCGCTTCTCGCCGCCGAAATCCGCGCCGAACTGACGGCAGGCTGGGGCCGCGCCGGCCATGCCTTCCAGAAAGTGGACCGCATCGCCGGCGCTGAGAACGTTGTGGACTTCATCAAGCGCACCACCGGCAAGACGCTATTCCAGCTCCGCGAGGAAGGCGCCTTGATGAACCAACTTTCCACGGCCGATCAGCGGGCAAAATTCCTGGCCGATAGTCGCCTATCCCGCTGGCAGAAAATCCGTGGCGGCATCCTGAGCTATTTCA